TTTAGACATATAACACCTACCATATGCTGCCATTTGTTTGCAACTTGTTGTTGCACCATTAGTTCATCTATCATATACACCTACATTTTCCCAAGGGTATACTAACCAAACATCATCTTCTGCTTTGTTAACAGTATCACAGTAGTATGTCACATGTTCAAACTCACTAGATAAATTTTCTGTCAGTGCAGCAAATCGCACATTATAGGTCCAGATATCTTTCCAAGCTGTATCTTCGGGCATGCAAGATTGTTGCCAATCTTTCATTATCCATTGAAACGTTCTTCCAGTATCATTTATATCATCTATAATTAAAATATTTTTACGTCTATCTGGATCACTACCATTACTGCTAAGGTAATAACCTTCTCGCGGTAGCACAGTATATCCAAATGCATCTTCCGCCATAACACAATTTGACTCCGTGAGTATGCCGTTATCTCGGAAACTAACACTTATTGAGTCTGCTGGAATTGATAGCATGTTTGCTATTATTGTTGCAGGTACATTTCCACCTCTAGTTATTCCTACAACATAGTTTGGAAACCAACCATCAGAATACATTTCACATGTGATATGAACACACATTTTTTCAATGTCTTGCCAAGTATAAATTTTTTTATTTGTCATTTGATTTTAAGATAGAATGTTACAAATTTTTATGGCTAATTGTTTAAACCATAATTCATCATGCCCTCTTGTAGTTTCTGCTGCAGTGCCAATTCTTATTCCACTTGTCTGGATAAAATTTCTAGGGTCATTAGGTACTCCATTTTTGTTAAGTGTTATGTTGTTTTGTTCTAATAAATCAGCTGCTTCTTTACCTGAATATTTCTTGTCAACTAAATTTACGACTACTAAATGACTGTCTGTGCCTGCAGTCTGAACTTTAAAACCATGAGCTATGAAAACATCAGCCATTATTTTTGCATGCTTAATGACCTTTTTAATGTATTCTTTAAAGTCATCCTGATGTGCTTCTGTAAAAGCTTGGGCTTTTGCTGCTATTATATTCATTAATGGTCCACCTTGTGTGCCAGGAAATATTGCACTATTTATTTTTTTAGTATATGCATCATTGTTCCAAAGTATAAAACCACCTCTTGGTCCACGCAACGTTTTATGCGTAGTACTTGTCACGACATCAGCATATTCAACTGGATTAGGATATTCTCCAGCCGCTATTAGTCCACTGTAATGTGCAATGTCTGCCATCAATAAACATTTATGATAATCTGCTATATCACGTAACTCTGCCCAGTTAATACGTCTAGGATAGCTACTAGCTCCTGCGACAATAAGATTAGGTTTAACAATTTCTGCTATTTCATTTATCTTCCCATAGTCTAACCATCCTTTATCATCTACTCCATATGAAAAAGATTTATAAACTTTGCCACTGATATTTACTTTTGCTCCATGACTGAGATGACCGCCACTTGCTAGATCCATTCCTAAAATTTTATCTCCAGGTTGAAGCAGTGCCTGATACGCTGCTGTGTTCGCATTCGCTCCACTGTGAGGTTGTACATTTGCATACGCAGAATTATATAGATATCTTATTCTTTCAATGGCAAGATCTTCTATTTCATCTATGTGTTTGCAGCCATTGTAATATCTACGTCCAGGATAGCCTTCGGCATATTTGTTTGTGAAAATACTTCCACATAAATCCATCACAGCTTGGCTTGCAAAATTTTCACTTGCAATTAATTCAACAGTATGCTCCTGCCGTTTAGCCTCATTGTCTAATATTTCTTGAATTCTTCCATCCATTTATTTGCCTACATTGTTTTGCTTGTAATCATGTTTCACTATATCATAAATTTGTTTAAAATTCTTATATGCTTTTTGTAGAGCAGGATATTGTTCAGCCATTTTTTGCACCTCTTCTGTGTTTATCAACTCGCTATACACAACTGTGTTATCCCAAATAGTAGCTGTATATTGGAAACTATTTGGATCTATAGATTTCGTGTTATCTCTAGTTGTATATGTCAATATCTGGCTGTCTTGATCATCTAAAGGAATAGAAATAGTGACAGGTTTTATCATTTAAGTGCATTGTATAAACGTGTACCTGAGAAAAATTTATTTTCGATAAATTCTCGTTGTTCTTTTATTTGTGCCAAATATGTTTGATAATTTTCCATAAAGTGCAAAATCCTTTCCATAAGACTTATTTTATGTTCCTTATATGCATCAAAGTTTGCAGTCCAAGCACTTGGATATTTGAAATCATCTTGCGCCATCTCTTTATAGCTTAATCGATCAGGCACCATAGGAATACAATCTACAATTAAGCCCTCATACCAACTTATTCCTAATGTTTCTTGTAAGTTTGCACTAAAAACAATTTTTGATCTGCCTAGTAATTCGTGATATTGTTTTTTTGTTAATTCTTTTTCTTGACAAGTAATAAATTGATATTGCGGCAAGGATTCTTTCAAATCTAAGAATATATCATGCTGTTTTTCAGGTGCAAGTCTATGCGGAAATAATATTATGTTTTCTTTTTTTAGTTGACGATTACCCCATAGACTATCTTTAAGATATTCCATAGGCCATCCGACACGTTTTATTTTATGCAGTTTTTGTTTATCAATATCTTGTGGATCGTCCCAAAATGTTTTTGTAAATAAATCAATATGAAATTCTGTTGCAAAAAAATTATCATCGTAGCATTCATACATACTTCGTTCTGCATGCCTAGCCCAAGGTGCATCTCCAATTAACCTGCCAAGAAAATCATGTGAATCATATGATCCTGCATGCCACATGCCACCAATTCGTATCTTTATCTTCAATAATTCTGCCATGTATTTTAATTGTATTACAGTAGGATTCCAGGCATCTGTATATAAAAAATAATCTCCGTCTTGTATTTTATTTTCACAAAACAAATTAGCTATGTGTTCTTGTTGCTTGCTTTTGTATACATTTGTACCTCCAAAGTTTAAAAATGCACCAGGAGTAGTCGTTTGTGGAGTGTCTCCTCCTGAAATAGTATATATTGGAAGTTTTAAAGCTTTTTCAAACTGTTTAGGCAACCAATCTTTCCATTGTTTAGTATATCTGGTATCAACTGCTTCGATATCAACAATATAAATCGTCACACTATTATCTCCGTATTCTACGTTTCTTGTGGCACCATATTTGATAACTTTCCCATACACGATCGCCTTTCTTATATAAGCTAGCTTCGTGAAATGGTTTGCCTTCAAACCGACAATAATCTCTAAAATCGTCTAAATCATCAAATATTTTTTTAATTAGTGGATCTTTAATAGCCATTAATTTTTCTCTGTATAATTGTTGTAAATTATTTGACAGCCATTTTCACCGTCTTCTGCAACATCGATAACAACAAATCTATTTGGATATTTATTGTTAATATGTTCATATAAATCATCTGCAATCATTTCACAACTCTTATAATTAAGTTGTAAAGTGTTATTTAAGTATAAGTTCTCACACCATCGTTTGAATTGTATAAATTCAATTTCTCTATCATCATGGAACACTTCGATCTGTACCTTGAAGTGGAAGATGTGTCTATGCGGATATCCTAAAAAACTTACATCGTATTGGTCTTTTGTTGCAAGATTAGGATCTGTAAGCGCCGCAGGGTATTGGTGAATACCTTCTTTCCTGAATGTAATCCATATACTTCTTTTACTATTCATATGTATTCCTGTAACTATATTTATTCAATAATTTTATCAAGGGTATATTTTTCCCAGCCAGTAAATGCTTCTGGATCTTTTAGTTTATGTAATCGATGACACCATACTCCAGGATTAGTCACGTTATAGCTTTTATCATCAATTTTAATCATAGTGTTATAATTCCATAATTGTATATATGGAATAGGAATCCTTATCTGTGGAATAAATTTATTGTACTCACATAAGCCGCCTTCATTGAAATCTTCTGCATGTTTAATGTTTATATCTAAACTACAAAACTTACCAGCGTTTAAGAAATATTGTATAAGTTCTTCCCAAGCCGTCCATTCTTCACTACTAGTTGGATCAAAACTGTGATTTGCACCAAAAAAGATATGATCTATATTTTTTAAATGTTTTTCAATTTCTACTATAGGTTGTATTCCTATCACAAACAGAGTAGTTTTGCCGTAAGCTGGTGTTTTCTCTACTTCTTTACCAATAAAAAAAGTGACTTCTTTATTTTTTTCTATATTTAGATACTCTCTTTCCATCAAACCTCTTCAAAAAATTCATTATATTTTGTATGTGCATGCATCATTTTTTTGCCGACACGTCCTCTAGTACCTAATATACTATCAAGATAGCGTTGATAATCATCGTTTATATCATTTGCTTTTTGTTTATCGTCAGTTGCAAAAATATCATTTACTACATCGCGAAAAGCTATTATATCAAAGTCTTCTCGTATCAACATTGAAGGAATTATGTTATTATCATATTGCCTATTAGCTTCTTGAACTGCAGTTATATGACTCCATACATTATGTCCCATCTGAATAGCATAACTAAAACTATCCCAACTTGTTGAATCGCGTTTTCTAATAATTATATTTCCGTTATCATCTAATATCGGATTACCGTGTTTATCTTTATCAATATTTCCTGCTTTTATTTTAGGACCTCCTACTTTATTTGTATCACCCTCTGCATAAACACAAATATCATTTATCAAAATGTTTTCAGTTAAAGGGCTATCTTCGAAATTTTTGAAAATATTATCTTGCAAAACGCCAGTTTTAAAATTGCGAGTGTCGGTAGCATATTTCAAACCATCAATACTTGGAACCATTCTGTAGACCCATTTTTTCCTATCTTTAGTTTCTGTTTGTATATAAATTTGTCCGTTAGCAGTAGCAAGGAAAGGACTTGCACAGTCAAACGTAACCATGAAATTTTCATTATGATATTTTCTTATGGCTCTCTGTACATCAGTTAATAATACTGCCCATTCTAATTTGCTTGTCCCTAAAAAATGTATCACATCATGGATGCCTTTTTCTAATAAATTATCAAATCTTAAAGATATTAATCTTTTTAAAGCAAGGTGTATATCGCACATATTTTGTCCACCCATACTCCAACCATTAAAATGATTACCAGGATACTTTTTAGGATCACAATAATCTTTCATCTGCTGATACCAATCTTCTGCATCAGTGTGATTTTCTCCTTGTAAAACATTTAAAAATTTGCAAGCGCCAGATCTGTTTTGCAACCAATAATTGTTGTTTATCCTGGTTGCATTTACTGCTTCTTGATATGTTGTAACACCTGTAGCTGCTTGTCCCCTTTCACTTCGTGATACCCAAGCAGGAATATCTAAAATCATTCCATAATCCATATATTCGTCCATCCAAGCAAGTACATCTTTACGTTTTTTGCTGGCTTTTGGACATCCAGGATCTTTCCAATTTCCTTCCCAGACCCCCTTTCCAATTTGAAATCCACCTGAGTCGCCTAGCAACCATGTATTTTCTCTATCACGATTCCTTATCATATCTTCTTTAGGCATATGTTTTGTGATGTCTAGATCGGCATGTCCTGCAGAGTATAAAGACCACTTGTAATAAAACTTACCTTTTTGTTTATTTAGATAATTTAAACTTTCGACACTGTTTGTGTAATCCTTTGGAATACGGGTTTTGACAACATACTCTTCAAATCTTTGTTTGCCTATAAATGTAGAGTAAAAGCCACTAATTGCAGGCAAAAAATATGCATAATCATTTTGTGTATTTGTGAGATTATAGTTCATTGTAAATTTTTTAAAAAATCAATTATGTTGTGTTTTGGAGTGAAGTTTAATTTACGAAGATTTTTTATGTTTGCACAAGTAATTTCTCTTTCGCCAACAGTATTTAGACGGACAGGCAAATGCGGTGCTAAATCACGGACTGCAATCGGTGTACCCGTACCAATGTCAATAATGCCAGTAATAGCACTGTTGATACATTTAATTATTGCATTACATAGATCGTCCATATGAATAAAATCTCTGTAGTGATTTGTGGTGTATTCTAGTTTTTTATCTAATAATTTTTGAACAAACATTCCATGTCTTGGATTTTGATTGTATACAGTATGGAAGCGCATACCTAATGTGTTATCATACCTAGATGCAGCAGCTTCGACACAGAGTTTACTTGCAGCATAAGGATTTAGATCAGGCTCGTATGCAGAACTAGAACTAGCATATAAAAATCTAGTCTTATTTCCGTAAATACTTAATAATCTTTTAGTGACTTCTACATTGTGATGCCAGTAATCTGCAGGATTGTCAATGCTTTTACGTACACCGCTTTTTCCAGCTAGATGAATTATAAGGTCAAACTTTTCTTTTAGAGGAATATCTAACAAATTGTGACCTTCTAGTAAATCAAATCCTACTATGCTGTGTGTGTTTAATTTTTTACACAGGGCACTTCCAATGTAACCACAATGCCCTGTAAGCATTATATGCATTATTTTACATGGACTGGAACGTAATAATCATACAGCACTAATCCGCTATCTATAGAGATTTTCATTAATCCTTGATCTGAAATACTTATAAATATGTCTCCGTTAAGATTAAGGATACTTTGTATTTCCGAAATAGGCCAAATCCAAGTTTTTTTCAAAGTGCCTTTTACATTGCTTTCAAACACAAATTGACCAGCATGTGTTGTAGTGTCTCCAAATGAAAAAATTAAGTTATTTGCATGTGTAAAAACATTGAATGTTGGCTCTTCAGCATGCGCAGCACTCATAAGTTTTAATCTAGCAATACTTGCAACGCTTGGAGTAAATTCAATAGCCCAAGTTGCTCCCTTAAATTTAGCATTTTTAATCTTCTGTTCTATAATAGCTTTATTAACAAATCGATAATCATTTTTAAAATCACCAGTTTGATTCTCAAAGTGTATGTAGGTAGGATATTTTATTCCATTTCTATCTTCTTCAACTAGATTCAAAGTAGCATTTTCTTTGTATTCTGGATTTTTTAAATGTAAGTTTAACTTATCAAGATTACCCATACCAAAAACACCAGTAAATTCTTTTACAGGAGAATGTGTTTTTGCATATAAAATTATATTACGATCGTCAGTTATAGAATCAATTGTAGTATCTGTGCTTGTAGATGTGACTTTTAGCAAATTTAAGGAGCCCAGAGCGTGAGTATGGGCTACAATATCTTGTAATATATCTTTCATAATGTCCTTTTATAATTTGGCTGGCATAATGTAATTGTAAGTGGCATATGAGTTATCTAATGTAATCATCATTTTGCCTTGATCGCTGAAACGCATTGTCTTTGTATCATTCAAAGTAAGGATTGCTAAGGTTTGTGGAACATAATAAGTCCAGGATTGTCTAAGGAATCCAACAGGCATCAAATATCCTTTTTGTACAGTATCGTAAATTTTAACCTCGTCACCTGCTTGATTTGTATCATATGCAAAATTATCCTCCAAGGTTTTTGTGAGATACTCAAAAGCGTAAACGTATTGTCCGTCTAATGTTGTATTGCCAGATGGATCACGTGGTATAGGTATTGTTGAATCATCATGTAGTTTGTCAGTTGAATCTGACAATGTATCACCTATTTTTAAAGGCCCAAACATGCTGGGCTCAACAGGAATAAGTGATTGTCGATTGCCATAGTTGAAATCTGTAGTTGATACATTTTTTATTACTGGATAATCAGACCCGTATACAGTAGTTAGCACATTTTCTTTTGTTGGATCAGCATTTAGACTAGGATGACTTGTAAATAAAATACTATTATTATTTTCTCGGACAATCATGATATTGAAATCTATAAGTGCTGATTCTGTAATTTTGAATTCATCACCGTCTATAGTGGATGATATAGTAAATCTTTTTGAATCTTTTATTTCTTTTATATAATACAATATATTTGGATCAATGTTAATCTGTAAAGGAGAATTTACACTATCGTCTACAGGAAATCCTACTATCTGCACTGGATCATTTACCTCAAAAAATCTAGTATCATCAATTTCAAATTCGTTTACATCTGTGTAACAGTAAAAATCATCCATCTGTGGTTTTGTGCTATCTGGTTGCTCATGATCAAAATTAAATGGTATTTGGAAGGCAGCACCGTCTACTGTTTCAGAAATACTAAATCTTGAAATCATAGGAGTCATTGCGCTATCTGGACTTTTTAGTGTATTAAATATTTCTTTGACATAATACGTTTTTGTATAATCTATACCATATTGCGCTAATGCACCAGCTGAGTCTTGTTGTGGATTGAATTGTATAGGAAGTCCAACCCTTAGCCAATATCTTTTATTTTGCATAGTAGTGTCATAACTACTGTCTTCTGAGTCGATTTGTATTGGTCCAGCACTGTCTTCTGCACTGTCATAATAAAATTTATTTACACTATCTTCATTGTTAGGCATACTGTAAGTCATTTCAAACATGTTTACTTCACGCTCAAGGATAAAGGTCCAATCAGCTTCCGGAAAGTCTATAGCAGAGCCGTTTACTGCTTCACTTACTTTAAATCTTGTGCAGTCAATGATTTCTTTGATATAGTAAGTTTTTGTTACATCTAAATTTACATTTACAAGTGCAGTACTAGAATCATCTGGGTTTGCAAAAGTCACAGGATCATTTACATTTAAAACAGAAGTGTCATTAATTGTAAGTATATCAAGGGCATCATTTACATTTACTACTATTTGTTCTACAGTTTTATTCATTTTTGTAATAAGTCCACGATAATCTGCTGTAACTTTGCGTATTGTAGATTTATACTTATAAATAATTTGCGGAATATATGTGCCATAAATTTGTGGTTCAAATATCACATTGCCAAAATATGGATTAGCTTCTCCAAATTTTAAATCTAATTGATAGTGTGGTAAAGCAGGGTAGTTATCGTTTCTGAAACTTATACTGCTGGTAGATACATCATAATATAAAAATTCATTGTATGTTTTTGCCATGTCATCAAATCGTTGAATACTAGTTGCACTAGGAGTAAACTGGAAATTCCACAATGATCCTTTGAAATCTATCATCGGATGCTCTGTTTGTAATATAGATTTGTCACTTATTACGTATTCATCTTTGAAAGTTCCGTCTGCATTTGAGATGTTTAGTTTTGTAGTAACAAATTCATTATTAGTATCTGTGTTTGTAGCTTGTATAATCGGACCATGTCCTGTAGGAAAATATTCGTCAGTATTTTGAACTATATTATGTAGTTTATCTAATTTATCTAATGCAAATTCACCATTTAGATCTCTTATCTTTTGTTTTGTTTCTGCTACTACGTAAACTATTTGATCTTCCGATACTGCTTCTACAAAAGACTTGTCTACAACCATTTCAAAATTATTGTTAAGTGCTGTATCAAATCTAATAAAGTCTCCGTTTAAAACAGGAGTAACTCTTATTTTTGTATTATCTACTATTTCTTTTATATAATACCTTGTAAGGAATTGTAATTCTGACTGGATTACAGCAGTGGTTGAATCAGGTAAAGATTCAAATAGGATAGGATCGCCTATTCTAAATATACTAGAATCTGCAACTACAAAATAACTTCGTGGATTTACAACAAAAAATTCAAAGTCTACAGCAGGAAATAAAACTACGTCTTCAGGTGCGTCTGTCATACCAACGGTAAATCTCAAGCATTTTGTATTTTCAACTATATTTGTAATGTAATATGTTTGGGTAGTGTCGATTCTAGTGTCGGTTAGAAATGTAGTAGAACTGTCTGCTTGGTTGGTTGCGTTGTTAAATGTAGAATCAACTATTGAAAAATGTATAGGCATTCCAAGTTTTAACCAAGGAATATTTTCTCGCGTAGATTGGAATTGATTTGTAATATTATCTACACCAGTAACCTTTCCAAATTGATCTGGAATAATTTCCGTAACAATTTGTTTTTTATGGTAAATTTTTAATAACTCAAAACCAGTTATATCATGTGTGTGATTTAGTATATCTAATAAAACATCTCTCATTGTTTCTCCACTTTATATACTATTTAACTGTTTTTTAAGGTGTATGATCATAAGTCTTTGGTAGATTCTTAATATCAATTTCTAAAATATTATCATCATCTTTTAACTTAACAAAAATTTTTTGGTAACTATCAAGTTCGATCGTTTGAATATCTTTTTTATTTTTAATAATAATTTTTTTTGCATCGGTCATTTTAGCTAATTCTACTCCACCATATATTGTATTATGAATATCAATGTAACCACAATCCATTCCAACACCATACATGCTCATGTCAAATCCAAAAATTTGATAAAGTGCATATCTATAACTACCTTGTTTTTCAATGTCAGACTTGTAAATACGTTTGCAAACAGCATAAAAAGCTTTTTCCCTTTCTTCTTCTGGTAATTCATTCCACCATTTCTCGTTATCTGTTGAATACTGTTCGGTTTCTTCTTTATACGCTATTTGTGCATCCATTAATTCTGGAGACTCAATTAAATCTTTTAACCTTTTTTTCTTCAATTCAACAGCGTGACCGTTGAAGTTGTCTTCCCAATTGGCTGCTATTTTTTTTAATTGTTCAGGAGATTCCGTTGGCATATGTTATTCCCATTCAAAAAAACTGTTAAAGTTATTATCTTGTTTTGTATCACCTAAATTGTAATCAAGCACTCCGATTAAATTGTCTAATTTGTTATCTATAATTGTAGTTTCCATAGCTTCATGATCAAATGGCAAATCTTTGAACCATTCGGGCAATCTTAATTCATCTGTTGGGTATGCAACACTTGTGAAATTTAATGGATTAGATCGCAGTTTACACACTATAACCTTCATACCATCAACAATGTCAATACTATACTTATCACTGTTCATCTTTTTTAGTGTGTTCCAATTTATACTTGCACGTACATGACCAGGTAAATTTGCTTTGCCTTTCTTTTCTTCTAAGCTTTGATAATATGCAATTTTATTTGCACGTTTAGGCGATCCTTTTTCCCAACCTGGACGGTCCTTAAATTCTTGTCTAAATTCTGTTATTCTATCTAGAATGTCTTTTTCAGATTTTTCTTGGAGTACCATCATCAGCAACTCACTTAAAAACTCCTGCATAAAAATTGGAGTATCAGATCGACGTAGATCTAATCCCATAGCTTTTACTTTTCCTGGCTTACCATCTATGTCTTTGCGATCACCTTCCATATCATAAACTAAGGCAGCATATCTTTTCTTTGTAATATATAAGCCAGATTCAGCAATAATTTCTCTACCTGCTGCAATAACTTCCGCCCTACTAGAAATACAATGAAAAGTATCGAACATAAAATCACCAAACGTTGTATTAACCTCTTGGGCTATTTTGTCATAAAGTTGTATAACTGCTTCTTTATTCCAAGGAACAGTGCCAGCTGAAATTTCTTGCGCAAACATTGGATATGCAGAAAAATATACACTGTCAGTATCACCGTAAATTACACTTGTACCTGTGTGATCATATTTGCCAGTGATTACTTTGTTTACTTGCGCACTCATGTGTTTAACAATTTGTCTACCAGTAAGTGTTGTGCTCTGTCCAATTCTCTTATCGAAAAATCTACATCCTGGATTTAAGATAGCTCCGTATAATGAATTTAAATTAATTTTTTTAACTAGCTGTCTTTTATCCCAAAAAGCAATTTCAAGATCGTTATTTGCCTCAATTGCTTTCTTCTTCATTGCTTGCAAGTCTTTTCGCTCTGCATACCATCTTTTGAGTAAACCTGGAATAATGCCTTCATATTCTGTAGTAAAAATAGTCCCGTTTGCACTAAGCATCCAAGGCATATTGCTATCATATATGAGTTTATATATTTCTGCCGCACTCATAACTTGACTTGGTTGACCTTCAAAATCAACTGTAATCATTACATCTTTACGTTTCTCTAATACTGCCTCATATTCTAAGGATCCAAACCTTCCTTCCCAAGCTGCCGCAAAAGATTTTTTTTCAAGGGTTATTGCATTCTGGATTGTTTCTTCTGTAGAATCTGGTCTAAGTTGTCCTATTATTGTTTCAGGCGCCATGTTTAAAGCACGAATTACACTTGGATATAGACTATTCAAGTCCATTGAACCTATCCATTTGTGGACCCCTTTTTTTGGAAATGCTACATAAGCGCCTGCAGCCGCAGTGTTATTGTCACCTTGTTTTATCCTGTTAGGAACCTGGAAACCTCTATAGTGAGATTCATTTATAATTGCTTGCTCCGTCACTGCTACTGCACCCATTGTTGTTTTTAACAGTACTGTATTAGCATGAGCAAGTTCATTTGATAAATCTATAAAACGTAATTTACGATCAAGTTTATCTAGCAATGCAACGTCTTGTCTATTATATTCTATAAATTTACGGAAATCATTATTATATAATTGATCTAATGTACCTTCATATACTGTCTTACGCTCTCCAATCTCAGCTTCACCGATTGCATCTAATCTGTAACTATGCCGTTCCTCATAAGTATATTTTCTATATAATTCCAAACTATCTAAATGTACTCTACCAACAAAATCATAAGTCTCTGCAGTTTTTCCGAATTTTTCATATTCTCTTTTCTTAGGCAACTGTTTCCACAAACAAAATTTTCGAGTATCATCTTTGCTTAATATCCTACTCACTCTGTTTACAGTATAAGGAATATCGTATCCTTCTGAATTCCAACCACTTATAATATCAGCATCTTGTATTAAGTCTAAAAAAGTTTGCAGCATTTCTGCTTCATTCTTATAAAGGATGATATTATCTTTCCACTCGGCTACTTCGGCTTGTGCCTGCTGCATAGAAAGTGTTTTAGGTGGAAGAGCCAGGGTAAATAATGAATCTAACCATTGTAAATTTACTGTAATTGCAGTAATTGGCATGAATGGATCAGAAGGATCTGCAAATCCTCGTTCAGGATCAAAATCAGTCTCTATATCAAAAAATGCAACCTGTAGTTTTGGTGCATCTTTGTTTAAGTAATTTGCACTTAGACACTGGAATATAGGGTTAATATCTGATTCGAATAATTCTTTGTTCCTGTTTATTGCTACTTCTTTGCGGAAATCTTTTGTGTTTTTACATATTATCCTGCTTAGATCATCACCATATATACTTTTATATTTTCCTCTAGAATCTTTGTAATAAAATGTATATTTTACAGGATATTCAATGTATTTTCTTCCCTCTTCGTGGCGTTCTACAACTTTTATTACATCTTGTTGTTTGTCAAATATAGCGTCTATATAACTCATTTGTAATTTTTATAAAATTATTTCTTACCAACAGTTTCTACAAGTGTTTCAAGATCTTCAAATTCGTCTGCAACTTTCCACCAATCGCCTTTATGTGCTACTTTTATTGCTTTATTAATTAGACTAGGTTTTACATTTAATTCTTCTGCTACTGCTTTAACTGTATCTCGAAGTCCTTCTTGTAGATCTGTTATTTCTTGCATCACTGTTGCACCTTCGTTTACAATACGTTCGAGTTTGGATTTTTCGTCAACACCATATACTCTATCACTCATGATTACTCCTTTAAATATATTATTATAATTTAATTATTAAAAAATGTCAAGTATTATTTTGTTCTAAGGAATTGATGGGCACCGTCGTGTGCCCATTATGATTTTATGCTTTAACGCAAGAGCCTTTTTCGCCTCGTTTTTTGCCAGGAACTTTTTTGTAGCCTTTCCAACATTTATCATAAATTTTGTTGTTAGGACTAGCTTCGTCCATGTTTTCATTTTTGTTTACAACGCCTCTTGACATGCGAGATGTGTTATAATCTGTTGCAACAGAATCTACTTTATGAACACCTGGTGCAGTCTGCTTTACATCTATACCTTGGCTTGCTTGACTGGTTTTCCTTCCCATTTTATCATATCTTGTGTCATCAGCACCGCTTACAGTACGATCTCCTACATTACCATCATGTGTTCCTGCAGGACCGTCTCCTTTTGACTGTCCTCCAGTGTTTGCTGTAGTATTTCTTATCCTGCCAAACTTATCTACAGTTGTAGTAACAGTGACTACTGTCTCTGTACCACCTTTACCTTTTACATAACTGTCAACGGTGTATGTGCCCATTCCTGTCTTAGGATCTATGCCAGTCCATTCGTAATCGTTCGGTCCTTTTGTTGTCTTAAATGGTTTAGCCCACTTGCCAGGACCACCCATAGAAATATTTTGTGCTACTTTTTTACCAGCAGCCGCTCCTTGCTTTTTTGCCATGCGTAAAATTCTATCATCATATTCGACAACTGCTTCCTTTGTTGGAGCTGGATAATATTTTCCGTCTGCAATTATTACTGGTTTACCCTGCCCAGGAAATTTTGGTCTAAACCCAAGTGCTTGTGGAGGGACAACAATACGCTCGCCTTGTGGAGCTTGCATGCCCCTACCAGCAAATTGATAAATTTTGCCTTCATATTTTATCATTTTGCCACTTACCCTTACTCCTGGTGTAAGTGGTTCGTGTTGGGGTCCTACCGATTTTGATGGTACAGATTTGGTATTAAATGTGCCTGCTGCTTTTTTTGCTGCAATATCACTTGCACTAAGCCTTTCACTTAATCTAGAACCAAGGCTTCCGTGATATTCTTGCCTTGTTTCTAATGGTATTTCCATGGGTTTATTTTTTTCGGCAAATTTTGTATCATAATCCATATTGTGGTATACACTGCCCATGTAATCTGCAGCTTTTGTAATTTTACTCTGTACCCAACCTTCTAAACCTTCTGCTTCTGATACACCTTTTAGCATGTCATGCAGTTTAATAGCATACTTTGCTATCTTGTAAAGATCACTACGTGCCATCTGTACTTCATGATCAAGTTCTGCCATGTGTGCTAAATCTCCTAATCCTTCTT